GGATCAAATGTAGGAATAAATTATTCATCTAATGAAATTATTTATGGATCACATAATTCTTTGTTCAATGAAATAATTTGGTTTTATCCAGCGGGAACACCGTCAGGTAATCCTGCAGTACAGAATAATAGAGCTGTAGTATATAATTATGTCGAGAATAGTTGGTCTACTATGACACTTGCTAGAAGTTCATATGCAGATGCTAGTACTTATGATGTACCTTATGCAACAGAATATACATCTACTGCAACTCCAACAATTTCTAATTTAAGCGGAGCAACAAATACTTTTGGTGCATCAACTTACTATGGACATGAAATTGGTACAAATCAAATTGCATTAAATGGTGCTGAAACAGCAATACCTGCATATATTCAATCAGGAGATTTTGATTTACCTACCGATGGAGATGGAGAATACTTATTAAGATTAAGTAGATTTTTACCAGATTTTAAAAACCTACAAGGTAATGCAATTGTTACAATTTTCTTAAAAAACTTTCCTATTGATTCTGGATCATCTTCACAACTTGGTCCTTTTACAATTAATGCTAGTACACAAAAGATAGATACTAGGGCTAGGGGAAGACTTGCAAATATAAAAATACAAAATACTGCAGTAGATGAGACATGGAGATTTGGAACATTTAGAGCAGACGTTAACCCTGATGGAAGAAGATAATGGCTAAGATAAACGTATATGTACCAGAACCACCACAAGAATATAGTGTAGAAGGATTTAGGCAAATAAACCAAGGTCTTGCGACTATTGAAAATCAATTAAATACTTCGTATCAACAAGACTTGAAAAACGAACAAGATTCGTTTAATTACTTTATGCAATGACAATAAGATATAAAAGCGAAACATTTGATTTAACAACTACTAACGTTACACCAGTTCTAACGTGCCCTAGTGATGCGACTATTATTGTAAAAAGTATACAAGCAGTACATGATACTGCAAGTAATGTAGATACTCACGCCTTAGTTACAAAATCAGGTGGATCAGCTAAAAAAATTTCTTATGAAGAATTAAATAAAGCAACTACAAATATGGTTAAAGGATCTTTGAATCTAGAAGCAAGTGATGTTTTATCAATGCAAGCAGGTACAGCTAATGAGATTACAGGTATTGTTAGTTATGCTTTAATAGACCGTTCACAGGAAAATGGCTAGAAAGTTTAAAGACTTTGTTGAAAGAGATAAGCCTAGGAAGAGACCTAGAAGACATTGTAAAAATCCTAATAAAAAAAAGAAGTTGCAGAATAATAAAAAATATAATAGACAGGGACGGAGACAAAAATGAGTGATATAATTAAAATACCAGCAGAAGCAAAAGAAATTGTAAAACATAAAAGGACTGGTAAAGTATATGCTAGTAAAGATGATTTTGATGCTGATGTTGCTGATCCCAACACTGACACTACTGTGGATGACTTTAGACAAGACCTCGAAATTAAAGTTACTAAAGTTTCTATGGGGGCAGAAACCAAAAAATAATGCAACCTCGAGGCGCAACCGAAATACAAATGGAGATGCTGAATAAGCATGTTTCAAAAGATCTATTAGATCAAGTACAAATATGTACTTCTATTCCTGGTAAAGTACCAATAGATTCTAATAAAGTTAATATACTTTGGCAAAAGAATTCTTGGGATCAAAATAATCTACAACCTTTCTTCAGAGATAAATCAAGGCATAAAGAATATGATTGGTATGTATTTAACAGTCATTGGAATTACGAAAAGTTTAGATACTTTTTTGATATACCAACAGAAAGATCTATTGTTATAAAAAACGGTATAGATAATTTTCCTATAAGAAAGATTTATAAAAAAGGAGATCCTATAAAACTTATACATCACTGTACACCATGGAGAGGTTTAAATGTTTTATTAGGTGCAATGCAGGAAATAAAGAACCCCAATATTATACTAGATGTATATAGTTCATCGCAAGTCTATGGAGATGAATTTAAAAAAAATAATGATCAACAGTTTGAGCCTTTATATGAACAAGCAGAAAAATTATCTAATGTAAATTATATTGGTTATAAACCTAATGAATATATTAGAGAGATGATGCCTAACTATGATATGTTTGTTTATCCATCTATATTTGAAGAGACTTCTTGTGCATCAGCTTTGGAAGCATTAGCTTCTGGAGTTCATGTAATTACAAATAACTTTGGAGCATTATATGAAACATGTGCAGAGTGGCCTGTGTATATAAACTATTCTACTAATTATGAAAGCATGGCTATAGCTACAGGAGAAGCTATTAATACTGCAGCTAAATATTTACATGAAGATTTTATACAAGACCATTTGGAAGAACAACAAAAGTTTTATAAAAGATTTTATAGTTGGGAGAAAAAAGGAATGGAATGGACAAGCTTTTTGAAAGGAGCGATTAGTGAAAGAAACAGTAAATAAAGACACTTATCAAACACTTAAAGAATTAAAAATAGATTCAAAACCTTTTGACAAAGCTATAGCACCTATATGGAAAAGTGAATCTAAAAATGAACAGATCAAACCTTATTCTATTTTTGTAGCTACTCCTGTGCATAGCGAATGTTCAATACATTATACTAATGCTTTATTAGGATTACAAAAATTAGCTTTTGAAAAAAAAATAAAAATAACATTTCAATTGATGAAGTCTTCTCTTGTTACTCAAGGTAGGAACTTGTGTGTTGCAGGTTTTTTAGAATCTAATTATACTCATATGTTATTCATTGATTCAGATATATATTTTCATGCAGAATCTATAATTAAAATGATTGATAGAGATAAAGATATTTTATCTATACCTTATCCCTTAAAAACAATGATGTGGGATAAAGTTATGGATCGTATAAATAATAATGAAATCAAAACAATGAATGATCTTAAAAAATCATTTAATACTTATCCTATGAGAGTTGAAGATGATACGAATATTAAAATAGATAAAGGTGTTATGGAAGTAACCCATAGTCCAACAGGATGTATGTTAATTAAAAGATCTGTTATAGACAAGATGATAGAAGCATACCCAGAAAAATCTATTGTACAAAAGACAGTTATTAATGGAGAGTATGTAGATAAGCCACATATGTGGAATTTTTTTGACACGATCCACGACCCAGAGACTAAGACTTATCTTGGAGAAGACTTCTCATTCTGTAAGCTTTGGAAAGATATAGGTGGTAAATGTCATGCCTATATAGGGGATACTATTGTCCATGTAGGAGAGCATCAGTATGAGGGACGCTTTGCTGATGAGTTGAAACTAACCAAGTAAAATGGTAATATTGTCTATAATTAATTAATTAGACTATGGATCCATTTACAATAGCACTAGCCACATTTGGCGTACAAAAACTTCGAGGTAAATCAACAAAGAGAGCATTAAGAGATGCAGCTCTATTAGGTGGTGGAGCATACGCCTTTGGGGCGGCTGCTGGAAGTATTCCAGGTGTTACAGCAGGGCAAGGTTTTTTAGGTAACATTGGACAAGGTTCAGCGTTCAGTGGAATTAAAGGATTACTAGGACAAAAAGCTGTTGCAGCAAAAGCAGCTAGTACAAATGCAGCAGGTCAGGTTGTTCCCGCTGTTGCAGAACAAGCAGGTAAAGGAATTTTAGGAATGGATACTGGAACTAAATTAGTAACAGCATCAACCCTACTTCCATTATTAATGGGAGGAGATGAAGGAGATGGTAAAATAAAAGGTTACGATCCAGAAGACTATAAAAAAGCATACGAAGAACAATCTGGTAAATTAGAAGGTGCATTTGTTCCTGCACAAAATACTCAACCTTCAATGGATGATACTCTTCGTTCAGATATGTTTTATGCAAATCAAGGTGGACTAGCAACTGCTATTCCAAAATTTAATAAAGGTGGTGTAAACTACCTACCATCAAAAACAGATCATAACGAAAACGATTACAATAATTATGTAAGAGCAGAAGGTTATGTAGAAGATGGTGCAGGTAACGGTGATAAGGATGAAGACACTATGTTAGCTCAATTAGCTGATGGAGAGTTTGTGTCACGTGCAGATGCAGTCTTAGGTGCAGGTATATTATCTGGTGGAGATCCAAAGAGTTATAAAAGTATGAGAAAAGCAGGTGCTGATTATTTTTATGATCAACAAAAAAAATTAAAAAGAATTTACGATTTAGTTAATGACAACCAAACTAATACAGTTCAATAAAGAAGAGGTAGATAAAGTATGGCCTCTAGCAAAAGAATTAGTACACAAAGCTTGCATAAGAGCAGGAGGGTTTATAAGTGAAGAACATATTAAAGAGTATTGTAAAAATGGGACTATGCAGCTTTGGTTGGCTGTTACAGATACTAACGAAATTTTATGTGTGGGCGTTACTGAGATTAGAGAATATCCTAACTATAAAGTTTGTGATGCTAAAATCGTTACTGGTAAAAGGTATAAAGAATGGTTTGATCAAATTGATAAAGTGGCTGAATGGGCTAAAGAACAAGGTTGTAAAAAAATGGAGATCTTTTCAAGACCAGGTTATGTCCCTTTATTTAAACAAAAAGGATATGTGGCAACACATGTTCAAGTAGAAAAAGAATTATGATAAATATAAAAAAATTAAATGTACAAGAAAAGATAAAACTATTTAAAGACTTATACAAAGATTTATCTGGTAAAGGTATTGGTGGAGATACTGAACTTGCACATATAAATAAATTTGAATCAACACTTTTAAAAAGCGTTGGTGGTCAAGGAAGCATTAACCCTACTACAGGATTAAAACAATATCTTGGTGGTGGTGGAGGTGGAGGAGGTGGCTCCGGTACACAAACTACAATTGCAAGAGAAGCACCAGAAGTTGAGGCTAGAAAATTAGCACTTTATGATCAAGCAGCAGGTTTAGCTTCACAACCTGTATCTATTCCTGGTATTCAAGTTGCAGGTCTTTCACCACTAGAACAAGCTGGTATTACACAAGCAGGTCAAACAGGTGTTGGAGCTAATACAGTTGGAGCTGGTATAGGTTCTATTGCAACAGGAATGCAAAACCCAAACATTGGACAATTTTTAAATCCTTACCAACAGTACGTCACAAATGAAATTGGAAGACAAGGACAGATAGCACAAAACCAATTGAGTGCTTCAGCTATTGATGCAGGAGCTTTTGGTGGTGGTAGACAAGGAGTGCAACAAGCAGAATTACAAAACAGAACTTTACAAGCAATGGGTCAAGCACAAGCACAAGGTTTTCAAACTGCATTAGGTGCAGCACAAACTCAAAGACAACAACAACTTGCGGGTGGACAAATGTTAGGTCAACTAGGTGCACAACAACAAGCCATGAGTCTTGCAGATATAAATGCACAGATGCAAGCAGGTGCAGTACAAAGAGGTATTGGCCAAAGAGCACTAGACGCTCAAAGAGCAACAGAACTACAAAGAGCATATGAGCCTTATCAAAGAGTAGAGTTTATGAAAGGTATCATGACTAACTTACCTACTACACAGAGTAGTATTACAGCAACCACGTCTCCCGGCTCTAATCCATTAGCACAAGCAGCAGGTGCTGGACTAGGTGCATATGCTACGTATAATATGATGCAACCGAGGTAATTATGGATAAAGTATTAACAAGAAAAATGTTTAAGACAAGATACTTTAAATCTTTAAAACCAACTATTAAACATTATCAAACAGGTGGGTTAAGTTCACTTACCCCAAAAGAAAAAGCTATATATGCCGCAACTTTAGCGGGACCATTACTTCAAGCTAAAGGTTCTGGTGTAGGTAATGCCTTGAGTGCTTTAGGAGAAGGGGTATCAAAATTACCTGCTACTATTTTAGCAATAGAAAAAAATAAAGCTGATAGTGGATCAGGAAGATATATGACGGAAAAGGAAGTTAAAGATGCAGGTCTTCTTCCAGGTACAGTTGCATACAAAGAAGCAGGTAAGGCACCGAAAATTTTACAAAAACCTGGTGAAAAAAGAGTTGAGACCTTAGCTAATACAATTACAACAAGAAAACTATTAGGAAGAATTGCAACAAGTTATGATGATTTAGGTAAACCTGTAGGATTTTTAGATACTGGAAGAATTAAAGGTACTATAGGAAAAGTAACAGGTAGTGGTTATGCTGATGAGTATCAACAATTAAAACAAAATATAAGTTCTGCTGGTATATTTTTAACTAAAGCCATTTCAGGAGCACAGGTAACAGACCAAGAAAGAGCAAGGATTGAAGAATTAATACCACAAGTAGGTGATACTGAAATAATGTTTGAGGCTAAATTAAAAGCGTTAGATAAATATTTAAATGATGTAGAAGAAGCTACTAAATCTGGTGGATTAGTTTCTGGTGCACCTATTGAAGATATATTGGCAGGTGGAAGTGCATCTGATTATTTAGAACAATTTTTAAATACTCCACAAGATATAAAAGTAATAAGTGAAACAGAAATAGATGTGAGGTAATTATGGGAACAGTTACAATGGAAGGTATCGACTTTACTATTTCTGGTAATGAACCGACCCAACAAGAATCTATTAAAATACAAACTGCGTTGGCTGCAAAAAAACAGGGTATGTTAAAAACAGGTAATAAGGCAGTCGATGAACAATTATCAACATTTCAAATAACACCTAAAGATGTTTTAGATGAAGCAGAACTAGGTAAGTATGATGAAGATACAGAAAATTTTTTATCAAGTCCAACTTTTAAAAGATTAGTTTTAGAAGTTGGGTTTTCTATAGCTGGTGCTGTAGGAGGTGCTGCTTTAGCTCCAGTGACTGGTGGAACATCTTTAGCTGCCACAACAGCTTCAGTTGCAAATTTATCCAGGGTTGCAAGATATGCTAGACCTCTTTTAAATATGGCTAATAAAAAATTAACAAGAATGACAATTGGTGCAGCTGCAGGGGGTGGAACTGGTGCAGGTGTTGCACAATTTGTTGACCCTAAGGAAGATATAACTAAAGAAGTAGCAAGAGGAGCATTTCAAGGAGCGCTGGGGGAAGTAATGGGTTTTGGTATATCTAAAACTTTAGCAGGAACTTATAATAAAATATGGGGGAGAAAGTTAAACTATCTTACAAATGCTGAAGATGCTTTAAATATTTTTACTAAACAAAAAGATGATCTTTTAAAAATTTTAGCAAAACCAAGAAGTCAGTTATCTGAAAAACAATTACAATTGTTACAAAAATATGAAGCTAAATATGGGGATGATATCCTTAAACAAATTAAATCTGCAGCAATTACACCCGCTCAATTGATTGACAACGGAGCAATAGATACTGCAGAAAATATATTACAGGCATCTTTTGGGGGTAGTGTATTTTTACAATCTGCAAAACAAGGTTCATCTAAAGTTTTACAAATAGGCTTAGATGACATGGTTGATACTGCTATTAAAATGGATCAAGGATTGATCGAAGCTGGAGAAAATTTAGATGTTGTTGGAGCTTTAGTAAGAGATTCAATAACAAAAAAAGATAGATTGTACACAAGATTTATGCAAAGACAATTTAACCAACTAGATAAAGATATTATTGCTCAAGGTGGAAAAGGACTAGACCTAACTAAATTAAAAGAATTTGCAACTAAGTTAAGCAAAGATTCAAGATATATTCCTGCTGGTGAAGCTGGAGCACCTGCAAGACAAATGATAGATGATATTTTAAGAATAGGTGATGGCCAAACTAACGTAGTAGATTATGCAACATTTAATTTAAATAGAGGTGCTTTAGGTAAAAATAAAGCTGGTAGATTTGGTGCGCCTAGAGTTCATGCAATGTTAGAAAAAGCTTTTGAGGACACACTTACAAATTCACCAATACCACCATCATTAGTTAACAAAAGAAACGAACTTGCTCAAATGTATAAGGCAAACAAAGATATGTTCAGTGAGGGGGTATTAAAAAAAATTATGAATAAAGATTTTGGTCAAGAAAAAATCTATAAAGAAATTGTAGCTGTAAATAATCCTAAAGCTACAACACAATTTTATGATTTTATAAATAACCATTTTTCTAGAAACGGAAAAATTACTGCTCAAGGACAAAAAATTAAGGATGGAATAAAAGGACAGTTTTTAAGAGAGATGTTAGAGGCAGGATCTAAAAAAGATGGATCTTATGTTAGAATTGATGGAAATAAACTTTCTGCATTTACAAGTAAATATAAACAATTGTTAAATCCTAAAAACAAGTTTTTTACTGAAACAGAAGCGAAAAATATATCTCAAAGTATTAAAGCATTAACGGTTGCACAAAACAAAATATTCGCACCTGGTTCTGCTGCAGGTCCTGGGTCAATCTTTATGCAACTTAAACAATCAGGAGCAGCAACTACATTTTTAGCAGGGGGTGTTGGTTACGGAGTTGGTACGGGAGATTGGCAAATGGCAGGAGGAATTGTATTAGCTCCTACCGCACTCTCATACTTATTTACTAGGCCTGGTGTTATTCAAAAATTTATAAATGGTGGTAGTGCAGTTTCTTATGAAAAAGGTTTAAACCTAACAAGAGGTTTAACTCAGACTCTTGTTGCTGGTGGTTTTATGACTGACTCTGAAGCAAGTGATCACATTGAAGAATATAAATTAGGTAAAGAAAAATTAGAACAAATTAGAAAACAAGGTTATGTAAAACCTGAATATGCAGAAGAAGTAATAGCAAACTCTGAGCCTGTAGTAGAGACATCTGATATACAGGAACAACAACAAAACATAGCTACTCAAGAAACACAACCTAACTTACCTACACCTTCAGTTCCATTACCTAATGTAACACCTTCTAATTTACCTATGGGTGGACAACAATCAAACACAGAATTAGCCCAGGCCTTAAACCTTTTTAGTAAGGGAGGGATAGTCAGTGCCAAGAAAAGCTTCTAATAAAGATGTACTTGCTCATCAAAGAATGGATGATCATGAGAAGTTATGTAGGATTATGCAGGAAGAAACTAATAAAAAAATAAGTGATGTACATAAAGATATACATAGACTTGAAAAAATAATGATAGCATCTACAGGTTTTTTAATGACAACTATGATTGGAATAATAGTTGCTCTTCTATTTAAAGTATTCTAAAAGACCTTGTGCGTCTTGTTAGAAAAAATAATTCATTTAGTATTACTGATTTAAAACTCGAAAAAAAATACGACTATGCAAAGTATACTCGAGACAATGACCTCGGCTCACGGCACTATAATGTTGGTGATATAAAAATTCCTTCAGTCACAACTATACTATCCGCTACACAATCAGAAGATAAGAAAGCAGGTCTCGATAGATGGAGGGAAAGAGTTGGTTATCAAGAAGCGCAAAGAATAACTACTCAAGCTGCAACTCGAGGAACTGAGATGCATTATGTATTAGAGAATTATATTGATGGTAAAGGTTACATTAACCTATCACCAGATGGTGCTTTACCACGACTCATGGCTCACGAAATTGTAGATAATCTAGGTAAGTTAAAAGAAGTATGGGGTAATGAAGTTAGTCTTGCATATGAAGATAGGTGGGCAGGTGCAACAGATGTAGTTGGTTTATATGATGATCAACCTACTATCATTGACTTCAAACAATCAAACAAATTAAAAAGAGAAGAGTATGTTGAAGATTATTATTATCAGATCTGTGCTTACTCATTAGCACATAAGAAACAATATGGTCCTATAACACAAGGGTTAATATGTATCTGTACTAAAGATAAAGTTTATCAAGAATTTAAAATGAATGAGAATAAATTAAAAGAGTATGAAGAGAAATGGTTAGAAAGAGTAGAACGATATCATAAAACTAAAGCCACTTCTGAACCTGTTCCCCAAGAGTCTTAGCAGATAATTCAATTTTGTTTTCAAGATTGTGTAAAACCATTTGATCAATAGTATCTCTACAAATTATATCAATATAAGTTACTTGAGACTTCTGTCCTATTCTATGGGCTCTGTCTTCACTCTGTTGTCTTACTTCTAGATTATAAGAGTTACTAAAATAAATAACATACTTAGCAGCAGTTAATGTTAAACCATATCCACCTACAGTTGGATTACCAACTAAGAATCTACACTCATCTTTGTTTTGAAATTTTTCTACTGCTTGGTTACGAACATCTACCGAGTCTTTACCATAGATAGATACAACTGAATCTACACCATAAGTCTCAGCTAATTTCTTTTTAATGCTTTCAATATTATGAACATAGTTAGCCCAGATAATACACTTGTCTTCTGTCTCTCCTATTATATTCATTAACTCATTAAGCTTGGCATTAGTTTTAAAATCTACAATGTCTCCTTCATTTGTTTTGACAAAGCCATTAGCTACTTGTTGTAGTTTAAGTAGTTCAGTAAGTTTATTATTGTAGGATACCTCTGCATCTCTTAAGATCATTAATGCAGATTCTTTTAATTGTTCATAAGCTTTTCTTTGTTCATCCGGTAGATCTACATATCTTTGTACATACATCTTTTCAGGTAAATCTAAACAATCTTTTTTTCTTACCCTATATGAAAAGTTTTTTAATTTATATTCTAACTCTTCAAGATTTACATAATACTTTGGTATTTGTATATTGTACCCGCCCCGTTCTATACTAAACATAACTGCATACTTAGCTTTGAATACTGTGTAATTATCATACCCTAATAACTTTTTATCTAAGAATGCACATTGTGAAAACAAATCTAACGGAGACTTAGTAATAGGAGAACCTGTAAGAATTCTTTTATATCTAGCAAGTTGGCCTAATTTAATTATAGCTTTAGATCTTGATGCTCTTAAATTTTTTATAGATGTACTCTCATCTAATATAATCATACTTCTCATACCATGCTTTTGAAGTTTAGATTCTAACCACTTCTTACCTGATGCATGTGATAATGCTTCAACATTCATTAAAACAAATGTAAGTTTATCTGGATCCATTCTAAATGTTTTATCTTTTGATACTTTCCAAATATAAATATTAGTATCTTCTGGACAATGTATATCAATTTCTTTTTTCCAATTTTGATAAACAGAGTTAGGTGCAATAACAAAAACAAAATTTATTCTTTGATCTTGAAATAAGTATGCTGCATTATCTATAGCAACCTTTGTCTTACCTGTTCCCATCTCCATGAAATATGCAAAGTTATAAGGTTTAGCCCCTTCCATTAATGATTGTCTTTGATGTTTGAAGGGTTCTGTTTTGTATTTATACATTGTAAAATGATTTAAATTATTTATTTGCAAAGATCAATTAAATAATATATTGATTCGATCAAGGAGGTTCTTATGGACTTAGAAGCAGAATCTATTGTAAATATAGATATGGCAATGTCGACTGACATTACCGACTCTTGCAAAAAGTTATTGGAAACTCAGAAAAAAATAGCAACGGCTGAAGACGAACTAAAAAAGTTAAAAGAAGTTGAGACTAATCTTTCTGAGCAAACAATTCCAAACTTAATGCAACAAGCAGGTGTAGAGTTAATTAAACTCGAAGGTGGAATATCCGTAGAGGTTAAACCATTCTACTCTGCAAGAATACCAGCATCTAGAAGTGAAGAAGCTTTTGATTGGCTACGTGAAAACGGCCATGGAGACTTGATTAAAAACCAAGTATCTTTGGAGTTTAAAATGAAGCAAGACAATGAAGCTAAAGCACTTGTAGAAGAGTTGAAGAACAAAGGTCTAGCAGTTCAACAGAAAACATCAGTACACCCTAGTAGTCTAAGATCGTTTGTAAAAGAACAGATCGCAGATTTAGGTAAAGATGTTCCTGCAGAATTGTTTGGAACCTACGTTGCAAATAAAACTAAAATAACCACGAAGGAGTAAACATGATAGAAAAGCAACAAGAAAAAGCGATAGCAACTAAAAAAGAAAACCTACCTGCTACATTTGATTTAGAAGGTATGGCAGGACAAGGTCAAGAGTTTACAACAGCTCGAGATCAAAAACTTCCAATGTTAAAAATACTTTATGCTAACTCTCCTGTGTTAGATGAGACAGATGGTAAATTTGTCGAGTCTGCTAGACAGGGTGATATATGGAGTGAAACATCTGGTACTGTGTGGAAAGGTAAAGAAGGTCTGATAGTAGCACCATGTCTTTACATAAATACATTTAATGAGTGGAAGGACAAAGGTGAAGGTTTAGGAAGACCTGTAGCAATACACACGGATCCTGCAATTATGTCTGAGACTACAAGGTCTGCAGATAATAAAGATAGATTGCCTAATGGTAATTATATCGAGGATACAGGTAATCATTTTGTTTACATTTTGGATAAAGATTTAAATCCAATTGAACAAGCCTTGATACCTTTAAAGTCAACTCAGAAAAAGAAATCCAAAACTTGGAACTCTATGATTCAATCTAGAAGAGCGCAGGGTAAGAATGGTATGTACAATCCACCGTCTTGGTCTACGACTTATAAATTGAGTACGACTAAAGAATCTAATTCTAAAAACTCATGGTATGGATGGGTAATAGAATTTAATTCATTCTTGAACGCAACTGATCATTTAAAAGTATTAGAGGCTACTCAAGGATTTTATAAGAGTGCTATGAAGAGTGATATCTTTGGTAAGGTTGACTTCTCCCAGGAGAATCAATCACAAGGAAACGCACCTAAAGAAGCAACTCCATTTTAATTAACCATGGAGCAAAAACTCTTAAAAATATTTGAGGGTAATTCTGAACTGTTCATCACTACTTCTCTTACAGGGGAAGTAGATGAACGGGGAAAGAAGCAGGTTAAAGTACTCACGGTCCACGAACCTGTTACCCTTGAACTATGGAAGAAACATTTAAAAGGAGAGACACGGATTGGGATTAAACCTGAGAACGGTGACGTGTGTAAATGGGGATGTA